GAAACTGGGAGGAGGAGTCTGAGAGCGAGATTCAAAACCTTATAGACGGCATCTATGGGGATGCTCCAGAGCATTTGAACATTAAAGTTTTAGTTCTAGACGATATCGGCAAGGAATATCGAACCGCATCAGGTTGGGCAGAGAATACTTTTGATGCCCTACTGCGGGCTCGCTTTAATGCCGGTCTTCCAACTATAGTAACGACCAACGTGCCTATAAAAGACTGGGGAGATACCTACGGTCAACCTATGGGTAGTTTTGTTAAAGAAGCGTTTATGCCAATCGTAGTAGAGTCAGCAGAAGGTGACAGGAGAGCATTATGACATGGAGAACAGTTCAATTTTTTATATCTTTATCGACCGGCGTTAGCGAAGTACAAATAAACGACGAAGGGAAAATGCGTTGCAGTTGCAATGGATTTAGTTTGCGATCTAAGTGCAAGCACACTACTCAAGTTGAGCCACTTATAGAAAAGTCTATAAAAAGATCCGCATCTAAATCTGAGTTAGCTGAATCTAAATCTCCGGATAAATTCCGTGATTTAGTTCTTCGCTATGGCCAAGTAAAAGTCGGATAAAATGCGTGGGGGGGATATCTCAAACGAAGTTCCAATGAGAGTCGTAGTGACTCTTGATTGCATACTGGACCGTAAACCTGAGATGAAAAAAGTTTTAGGAATACCTGTTTTTAGAGAAGAGGTTACCTACAACCGTCGAGCGTTATCTTTGTTTTGGAACTTTGCTCAAAAGTTTGGGTACTCTATGGAGATAGCAGGATTCGGATACACAAGAAAAGAAATGAAAGAAATATTAGAGGACCTAGACAACTTGGGTACAAACCCGTTTAACTATTACACTGCCTATCAAACAGTGTCAGATTTAGTAAGCGAGTTGCCCTACCGTCCAGAGTTAGTAGGAATTGTGGATATACCTGAACGTGGCCTACGATATGGCGGAAAGTTCATCGACCTAGGGAGGATTAACAGTGGCAGCTGACAACGAGATTAGACTAATCTCTAAAGCTGTACGCGATAGGGACATCTCTGAACTACTAGAACGAGGTCTACAAGACGAGTGGTTCTATGTCGATGAGAATCGTGCTGTATGGAAATTCATACGTCAACACTGGACTAAATACAGTGAAGTCCCTACAGCTACAACCGTAAAAGATAATTTCCCTAATTACCGTCTTCTTGCTGTTGACGACTCAATTTCATATTTGTTAGATCAGTTAGTCGAGTATCGCAAACGTCAAAAAACTATTGAAGTAGTTCAACTTGCTGCAGATGCAGTAGCCGCTGGAGACCATGATTCTGCGATAACTCTAATGGGTTCAGGAGTAGCTAAACTCTCTGATGAGGGCGCGTCCCAAACTAGCGACATAGATTTAACTAAAAATACTCAAACACGTTATGACGAATACTTAAATATCAAGACACGACCAAACGGATTACTTGGTATTGCTACAGGGTTTCAGGTAATGGATGTAGCAACTGCTGGGCTACAGCCCGGACAGTTAGTTACTGTAATCGCCCCACCTAAAACTGGTAAGTCAGTTCTGTCTTTGCAGATGGCGGTTAATACTCACGAGGATGGTTTTGTACCGCTGTACCAGTCCTTCGAAATGAGCAATATGGAGCAGCAGCGTAGACACGACTCCATGCGTGCTCACATATCTCACGGAAGATTAATACGCGGTGCGTTAACTCCTTTAGAAGAAGCTAGGTACCAGAAAACTTTAGATCATATGGATGGTATGCATAATTTTTATTTGACCGACTCCGTAACTGCGGCAACTATAACTGGACTGTCTTTAAAAATTGAAAAGCTTCAACCCGACATTATCTTTGTTGATGGAGTCTATTTAATGATTGATGAAGTTACCGGAGAGGCAAATACACCTATGGCTTTAACTAATATAACTAGATCAATGAAACGTTTAGCTCAAAAACACAAGAAACCTATAGTTATGACTACTCAAGTTTTGACCCATAAAATGCGTAGGGGTCAAGTTACAGCAGACGCAATTGGTTACTCTTCATCTTTCTATCAAGATTCGGACGTAATCTTTGCGCTACAAAGACAAGATGAAAACGACGATAGTTCACGATTGTTGCGGATCGTTGCAAGCCGTAACTGTGGCCCTGCAGAAGTAGAGCTACTTTGGGACTGGGAAGAAGGAAGGTTCGAAGAATATGGCTCAGGAGTATCCGTATGATGGCCGTCAGGTATGCGTTAAAGAAGACCCGGAACTTTTTTTCCCGGAGGATTACAATAGCCACGCTCAGATTAGAATGGCTAAAAATATCTGTAACCAGTGCCCTCTTGTCGTTCCTTGCGCCGATTACGCAGTATCTCAACCGGATCTTGATGGGATATGGGGCGCCACAACGCCACGAGATAGAAGTAGAATCCGCATTAATAGAAGACGACGTACACGCGTCTCCTAAATCAATTCGTGAGCTAAAGCCTGATTACACAGGTACTATGGATCATGCAGAAGAGATTCATCATGATTGCCCACACTGTGAATCAAACTTATGGAACGTAAAAGTTTCTTTTGAGGACTACGAAATTTCTGCTTATCTTATTCAAATGGAATGCGCTTTGTGTGGCACGTACGCCCTAGCCCCTACTTTAGTGGATAAGCCCTAATGTTTCGTGACGGAGAGGTAGAGCGCACCTTACTGCGACTAAGCATAGTTTCAATCCCTAGAAACCGTGAGCTTGGTGCTATGTGCCCTATGCATGAGTATCGGACTGGAAAGAAAGATAACAATCCGTCATGGTCTATAAACGCAGTAACTGGTGCACACAATTGTTTTTCCTGTGGTTACAAAGGTAACTTACTAACTCTAATATCAGATCTTCTTGAGTACGGGGATCTCGATAAAGCTAAGTCATGGCTTAGAACAGACGTAGAGTTAGATATTGATTTTATATCCCGGCAGTTAGATGAGGCTAGGAAAACCTACATTCATTTGCCTAAGCTCGTACCAATGAGCGAAGCTCGACTAGCTGTCTTTGGAGACGTGCCGATATGGGCAGCTAATGAGCGGGGTATAACTATTGATGCTTGCAGTAAGTATGGGGTCCGCTGGCAAGCAAACGATTCTTCTTGGATCCTACCGATAAGGACGCTTGACCACAACAAACTGCTTGGCTGGCAAGAAAAGGGTCAGCTTTCAAGAAGATTCTTTAACCGTCCTCCAGGCGTCCCAAAGTCAAAAACTTTATTTGGAATGGACTGCTGGGATGGGGATCAGATGATTGTTGTTGAGTCTCCTCTAGATGCCGTCAAATTAGCCTCTGTGGGCATACCAGGGGGCGTAGCAACCTTTGGGGCTACCGTAAGCAGTGATCAGATAGAGATAATGCGTAGAGCAAAGACTTTAGTTATTGCTATGGATAACGATGAGGCGGGCAAGAAATCAAGTCAAACTCTTCTATCCACCTTTAGAAAGGTTGGAATAGAGTGCTGGTTCTTTAACTATACCTCTAGTGACGTAAAGGATATAGGGGATATGTCTGCTGATCAGATAGACTTAGGCCTTGAGCAGGCCAAGCACTGTGTGATGGGGGCGTTAGCGATATGACCTTTACCGGTACTCTTTTGCCATACCAACCTGAAGCTGTAGAGCGAATGATGGTTAGAAAAAAGATGCTTGTTGCCTACGACCTTGGATTAGGTAAAACCGTTTTGACTATAGCGGCTTTAGAAAACTTGATGGATGAGGGGAAGATTACTGAGCCAGGCCTTATAATTTGTCTCTCTTCCCTAAAATATCAATGGGCCGCACAGATTGAGAAATTTACTGATGGATCTTCTACAACTTTGGTCGTGGATGGAACGCCGAAGCAACGAGCAGCGCAGTATGCTGAGGCCCTTGACTGGGGACATTCGCTCGTCAATTATGTCATTGTTAACTATGAGCAGGTTGTTAACGACTGGGAGTACATCGAGAAACTCCCAACAGGATTCATTGTTATTGACGAAGCTACCGCAATCAAAAGCTTCAGATCCAAAAGATCTAAATACGTAAAGAAATTAGAAAGCCCTTACAAATTTGCTTTAACTGGTACGCCAATAGAAAACGGTAAGCCTGAAGAACTTTACTCAATAATGCAATTTGTAGACCCTAAAGTCTTGGGAAGATTTGACCTTTTTGATTCGACTTTTATAGTACGTAATCAGTTTGGTGGGGTAGACCGCTATCGTAATTTGCCCGTATTACATAAGACCTTAAGTAAAGCTTGTGTAAGAAAACGTCAGTCTGATCCGGATGTAGCTCCGTACTTACCTGAATCACTTATGGCTGAGCCAATACTTGTTCCCTTTGACCCAACTACTAGAAACCTGTACAACTCTATAGTTACTGAGCTACTAACAGACCTAGATGATGCTTTAAATTCTTTTGGTGGATCCTTTGATATATTTGCTCATTACGGTCAACAAAGCGATCAAGGTGGGCCTATGGATGAACTGCGTGGAAGAATAATGTCAAAGTTAACTTCACTACGTATGCTGTGCGATCACCCAGATTTAGTTAGACATTCGGCTGAGATATATAACCCTATGCGTGGAGAAGGCTCTAAATATGCAGCGGAGTTAAAAGATTCGGGGTTATTAGACGCAGTTAAAAAAGCACCAAAGCTTGCTGTTCTAAAGGAGTACGTAGATAATTTCTTGTCAGCATATCCTGGTAATAAAGTTGTTATCTTTACTAGCTATGTAAAAATGGTGGACATAATTAGGAATGCTTTGATTATGGAATGGGGTAGTGCCCCATACACCGGACAGATGAACGCTAAAGAAAAAGAAGAGTCAAAAATTGGTTTTCAAACAGACCCTGATATTAGAGTACTGGTTAGCTCTGACGCCGGTGGGTATGGGGTAGACCTACCTCAAGCTAATTTATTAATAAATTACGATTTACCTTGGAATGCGGGGTTAGCGGTACAAAGAAACGGTAGAATAATGCGTGCCTCAAGCACCTGGAAGAGCATAGTTATTCAGGATATCCTGATGCAGGGTTCTATCGAAGAACGGCAACACGCCCTTCTAGAGCAAAAGAGCGCTGTAGCTAATGCTGTTGTAGATGGTGAGGGTATAAACGACCGTGGAGGGGTAAACCTCACTGCGGGAAGTTTGAGGGCATTTTTACAGTCCGCTATAGTTTAGGAGAAGGTTGTGCCAAATTCACCAAAGACGCCTACCCGTACCATAAGAGTCCCTGAGGACCTTTGGTCGGCGGTAAAGGCTAAGGCAGCGTCAGAAAACAGGACTGTGACCGACGTCATAATCCGAGGATTAGAGGCTTACGTCAAAGAGTTGCAAGAAGAAAAGATCTAATGTAGGGTGTAAACACCTAATAAGGAGGGTAAGTAAATGGCAAAAATTGCTGAACCAACACGCAAACCTGAGGCTAATGGAAATCCTTTGGTTGCAAAGTTTCGAGAGTTTATTTCTTACAAAAAAAGAGTAGACGAGTTCACTAAAAAGCAAAATGAAATTAAAGCTGAATTAAACGACTATGTAGAAGAGCACGGCGAAGTTGACGATAAAGGTCACGTTTGGGTAACTCTTCCAGAAGAAGTTGACGGATATGTTTCTATGCAGCGTCAACGTAGGGTGTCACAGTCTTTAGACATGGACACTGCAATTTTAACTTTAACAAAGCGCGGTCTTGCAGATCGTTGCATTCGTTCTGTTCCTACAGTTGACGAGGATGAGATTATGTCTTGTCTTTACGAAGGTAAGTTAACTGAAGAAGAAGTAGATGCAATGTTTCCAAAGAAGATCACTTGGGCTTTTATTCCTTCTAAGGGGTAGCAGTGTCTGACGCTATTGATTCAATGTTTAAAGACATGGACCAGTACTATCCTGGGTCTAAACGTAAACGTAAATCTGTAGCTTTTCCTGAACCAAAAAAGAAAGAAATAAAAGAGGGGTGGGAATCTCAGGGCAAAGTAAAAGCTTTGCCTGGAGGAAAAACTGTTGAGTTGTTTAGTGTAGGGTCTTTGTGTCTTGCTCTAGGACGACCAGTAGTTACTGTTCGGTTATGGGAAAGAAAAGGCTATATACCGAGAGCACCTTATAGACTTAAATCAATAGTTGTAGACGGAAAGAAGTTGCCTGGTTCTCGTATGTACAGCCGGGCTATGATAGAGTCTGCACTACACAGTTTTCAATCCAGGAATCTTTTAGATTCCCCACGGATTGATTGGAATCGTTGGCCAGATCTCTCAATTGAACTATTGGAGAATTGGACTATGATTCACACTCAAGAAACAACCGTTTCTTGACTTTACCTATGGCTATGGCTAAGAAAGGAACTAACACTCAAATGTCAGTTCAAGCAAATGCACTACGTATCAAAAAAGATGCCCCAAATGTTGATTCTTATGTCAACGATATCCCAACTGCAGAAGTAGATACTTCTGTAGATCTCTTCGAAGAAGACTCAGAGAATGAAGTACCTGATCGCTCTTCTGTAATTCAAACTGGATGGGCTGCTGCAAAGCGTGCAGCGTCTGAAGCAAATAAATCATATACTGCTGATTTTAAGTTTGATGAAGATGTACAACTAATCAAGTTCCTATCTGCTGAGCCTATGAGCTTTTTGCAGCACTGGGTTCAACGTCCCGGCAAGAAGTCTTTCATTGGCTGGGAAAACGATCCACTATCCCGTGTTGGCAACAAGCCTGAACGCAAGTTTGCTTTCACAGTTGTAAACCTTTCAGATGAAGAACCACAGATTCAAATGATGACTTGTGGAATTCGTTTGTGCGGTCAGTTGGAGAAACTAAACTCTGACAAAAAGACTGGTCCTCTAGATCGTCCAGATATCTACTGGGCGGTAAGTAAGTCCGGTCAAGGAACCAAAACTTCATACTCAATCATGCCTGTAAAAGAGCGTGACCTTGTTGAAGATTGGGAGATCGACCCTGCAGTCGCGTCTGAGTTGACTTCAAAAATGAAGCCACTTGGACCTGATGCACTTCGTATGTCCACGACAGCGGAGCTTGAAGAAATCGCTAAAGAAATTATTCAAGGTCAGTAATCTCTCAACCATGCTAAGGGGCCTAGATTTGCTCGTTAATGCCTTTCCGAGCAAACCCTCCCTTCTACTAGGCCCCTTAGCTTTAACAAGGAGCACTAATGAGAATCGTATTAACTAAAGAGCAGCTTGATGAAGTCGTAAGTGCGTATGAAAAAGTTGACGCATTTGTATACGACGTAGAAACAATGGGACCTCATAGAGGAGATCCAAGACAGAATGACGTAGTTTGGATTGCTCTTGCAACTCACGATCGCGTAGATGTTATTCCTATGGGACATCCAAATGGCCAGTACATTCGTACTGAGTACCCACTATTACCTTCCGCCTTAGCTCGTATGGAGCAGGGACTAGAACTACGCCCAGATTACGACTACAGTAAAGATGGGCGAAAGGCTACAAAGATATTTTCTGAGCCTCCTGAGCAGCTGACTCGAGGAGAGGTATTCAAGGCGCTTAAGCCTTTACTTAAGAGCGATAAGGTAAAGGTTGGGCATAACTTAAAGTTTGATCTACAAAGCGTAGCTAAATACATGGGTGGAAGGCCAGAGCCTACTTTCTTTTGTACCCTAAACGCAGCATTCGTAATAAATAGTCAAGATAGGACTGGCTTGGGACTAGACGATTGTTTAAAGCGAGAGTTCGACTATGACATGGTCAAGGGTGTAGGTAAGAAGATTGAGGATCACTCTTTTGATGAGGTAGCTACCTATGCTGGACTAGACGCAGAATGGACTTGGAAACTATACAAGCGGTATGAAGAGCGCCTAAGAGAAGACGGGCTATGGGGAATATTTAGCCTAGAAATGGACGTTCTAAAGGTTATCTGTGACATGGAATTACACGGGGCAGATGTAGACGTAGAGCAGCTATCCCTTTTAAAGGATGATCTAGACGAGCAATTAGAGAAAACAAAGGCAACTATCTTCGGTTTAGCTGGTCGAGCTTTTAATATTAACTCTGTACCGGAGAGACAACAACTATTATTTACCCCTAAAAAAGAAGGTGGCAGAGGCTTAAAACCTAAGATCACTACTCCAGCAGGGCAAAAAAGAATTGACAGCGGACTAGCACCAACGGTAAACGATTACTCAGTGGCTGAGCCAGCTATAGATATGTTTAGAGAGAAGGATGCTTTAGTAGGCAATCTACTTAAGTACTCAGAACTAAATAAGCTTCTTACTACATATGTAGTACCGTATCTTGGCGGTGACGTAGCAAGAACTTTGCTTGGTAAAGAGAAGCTTGTAGCGAAAGAAAGCCTTTTATACCGTGGCCGTATACATACGGACTTTGTTCAATATGGTGCGGAGACCGGCCGATTCTCGAGTCGCAATCCGAATTTGCAGAATGTGCCGGCTCCGCATACTGCTAATGGTAAAGCAATTCGTAATCTTTTTGTTGCTCCAGAGGGACATAAATTAGTTGTAGCAGATTACAGCCAAATAGAACCTAGAATCATAGCGTCTTTTAGTCACGACCGTACTATGATACAGGCGTATCAAAATAGGGAAGATATTTACACTACTATTGGAAATACAATGGGTGTAGATCGTAAAGCAGGAAAAGTATTAGTTCTTTCTTTAGCTTATGGTGTTGGGCCAGACAAGATTGCTACAGAAATAGGTTGCAGCCTTACAGAAGCACGTGAGTTGTTAGATTCGTTCTCTGCAAAGTTCCCTGCTGTTAATCGTTATAAACGACAGGTAATTGCCGATAGTCGAAGAAGGGCTCCCATACCTTTTGTAAACACTCTACTCAAGCGTAGGCGTTACTTACCTGATCTTCGTGCAAAAGAACAGTGGAAACGTTCTAGAGCTGAACGACAGGCTTTTAACACCGTTATCCAGGGATCTGCAGCCGACCTAATTAAGGTAGCTATGGTGCGAGCTAGCGCAATGATTCCGGATAAAGCAAGCCTTATTTTGACTGTTCATGATGAGCTTGTTACCGTTACCCCAGACTACTTAGCTGAGGAGACTGCAGAGCAGATTCGCCTGGCTATGGAGGAAATCAGGGCCCTAAGCATACCTATGCTGGCAGATGTTAAGATAGTGTCCCGTTGGGGAGAGGCAAAGTAATGTGGCCATTTAGAAGACGTAAAGAAAAGTACGACATCATAGATCATGTAGTTAATGTGTCTATGCCCATACTTATACGTCAGGTAATTTACGATTCTATTTTTGACTCGCCAGATGAGATTGCAAGAATGATGGGTTTAGCACCAACATCTAACGAGGTGTCCGAGATGGAAGTTCGTGCAAGTGAAGAAAGAATTGCACAATTTTCTGCTCTACTGCCTTTTATAGATGCTCACTCTGACATAGCAGCGCAGGTTGCTTGTTCAGCTTACTCTATAGAAGCGGGACTTATAGATAATCCCGTACCTGGTAGTGACGAAGCACTAGAAGAATTAACTAGGTTGTTTAAGTTAGTATCTATGTCGGCTTCAGTATCCTGCATTTCAACTTTAATGAATCTTGGTTTACTAGAAACAAAGGTGGTATCAAACGATGACGAATAACGACTGGTGGTCTAAGAAATTAAGCGGCCAACCTAATACTAGTGCTACTCCACGAACTAGTCCTCCTGTTAACGTGCCGTACACGCACCAACCCGGAAACCCAAATGTACGGGTTACGTACGATCAAGTTAACGACCAGACTATGAGTAAAGCGCAGAGTTCTCGTCAAAGCAATCGCTGCCCAGGATGTAACTCTGGTAACTATATGTCTCCTCCCGGAACCAACTTGATGCGTTGCTATGATTGTGGGTATCCTTTGGTGCAGGCCGGCAGCGGAGTAATCTCCACTAGTTCTAGTGGCGGTGCAGCAATACCTGCTAAACAACCTAATCAAGGCTCAGGCTTTAAACCAAACATCATAGTAGATAGGATTCAATAGTGGCGCTAAATTCAGACGTACTAAAGATTGCAGCTTTAATTAATAAGAAGCTTGGGGACCACACAGTTGTAACTGCTGACAAGGTTCATGTGCCTAAAAGAATCACTACCGGATCTTTAACGCTAGATGTTGTTCTTGGTGGTGGTTGGCCAATGAATCACTGGGTAGAGGTTGTTGGCGAGGCTTCACATGGTAAGACTGCAATAGCTCTAAAGACTATAGCGGCAAACCAAAAGTTAAACCCAGACTTCACCGTTGTATGGATTGCAGCAGAGCAGTTTGATACCGGCTACGCAGAGATGTGCGGAGTTGATACCACAAGAGTTCTTTTAGTTGAAACCAATAGTATGGAGGACGCATTTGATTCGGTTATTCAGTTTATGGAAAGCAAGGCTGTGGACATGGTCGTTGTCGATTCGCTTCCTGCCCTTGTCCCTGGCGCAGAAGATGAAAAGCATATGGAAGAGTTTACTGTAGGTCGCGGAGCACAATTAACTAATAAGTTCTTTAGAAAAGTAGCCTCAGCTACCAAGAGAGACCTAGTTGACGAAGAACGACCAGTACTTGGATTAATGATTAATCAGTACCGTATGAAGATTGGCGTTATGCACGGAGACCCTCGTACGACCCCTGGTGGTCTAGGCAAGGACTATGCCTATAGCATTCGTTGTGAAGTAAAGCGCGATGACTGGCTAGAGGTAGGCACCGGCCAAGATAAGAAGCGAATAGGTCAGACTATTCGAATCAGAACTATTAAAAACAAGACTTTTCCCCCTCAGCAAACTGCTTACATGGACTTTTACTTCTCAGGTGGGGGAGCTATTCCCGGAGGGGAGTATGATAGGGGCAAGGAAATTGTTGCTTTAGGAATCCTTAATGGGATTATTGAGCGCCGTGGAGGGTGGATGTACTACGGCGATCGGAAGTGGCAAGGAGCTCAATCTTTGATTGATTCTCTTCGTGAAGAGATCGATCTTAGTGAAGAGCTAAGCAAGGCTGTTCTTGATACCTTAAAGTCTCAACCCGTCTTAATGGTCGGTAATGAAGACTGAGGGTCAAAAGCAATCACGCAAGCATGAGAATAGGCTTGCAAAAGTAATCGGCGGATCTGTGTCTGCTGCTTCTGGAGCTTTTTGGTCTAGAAAAGGCGATGTAAGAAACAAAGAACTATTGATTGAGCATAAGTGGACTGGTAAAAAGCAGGTCACTGTTAAGTCAGATGTTCTTAAGAAGATTACTAAGGAGGCTATTCTTGATGGACGTATACCTATTCTTGGTATACACCTTGACGGGGAGAACTACGTAATACTTGGAGAGGAGGATTTCTTTGAACTTAGAAACTCACTACAAGGAGAATAATTGGACAACAGGGAAAATCCTCCCTGGGCTTGGAGATATGATGCAAAGTGTCGTGGCGAAGACACTGAAATCTTTTTTCCACCAAGAGACAAAGCACTATACAAGCCAATTGCAGACAAAGCTAAGGCGATATGTTGGGGCAAAGACGGTAAGTCTGCCTGCCCTGTTCGCAAGCAATGTTTACGTGAAGCTGTAAACAACGACGAACTTCATGGAATCTTTGGGGGCATGTCCCACAGAGAACGTAATGCTATGAAGCGTAAGTATGAAAAACAAGGCCTTACCCTGGATGAATGGTTAGAAAAGGAAAAATAAGTGGCAAAATCTCAAACAGTCTCTAGTAAGAAGCTCAAAGCTTTCTTAGATGCTAATAAGCGAGAGACTCGTTTATTGGGGTATATGGAACGTCATATGCTCGCTCAACCTTTTGATGAGCGTTCGCAGGATGTGCTCCACCCTTCTGACATAATTAAGCCTGAGTGGTGTGCTCTTGCAGCCTACCACGCATTAAATGGAAATTATGTTGAGGTTAGGGAGAAGCCTACTCTCAGACTTAGTTCTATATTTAGTGTTGGCCATTCTGTTCACGCCAAGTGGCAGGGCTGGTTAAACGATATGGGCGTCCTTTATGGCAAATGGTATTGCGATACAGACAATAAGTATGTCTGGGGTGTATCTAACGAGGTTAACCTTGGAACCGGTATTTATGAGTATCGAGAAGTCCCTTTATCTAGCCCAAAGCACAGAATCTCAGGCCATTCTGATGGTTGGGTAAAGGGACTCGGGGAAGACTTTCTAATAGAGATTAAGTCAGTAGGCCCGGGAACAATTCGTATGGAGATGCCGGCATTATTTAATGGCGGGGTTGACTTAGATTCTGCTTGGAAAAATATTCGTCAGCCATTTAGATCACACATACTCCAGGGGCAGGTATACCTACACCTAGCTCACCTTATGGTTGAAGAGGGTACTTTAGAGTCCGCACCAGAAGAGATAGTTTTTATTTATGAGCTAAAGTCAAACCAGGACTATAAAGAGTTTTCTGTTGCCTACAACCCTGAGTTTGTAAAAGAGATCTTTGATAACGCACTTGACGTAGTATGGGCCGTAGACAATAATAGGCCGCCTGTGTGTAGTATTGACGCAACAAAAGGCTGCAAACGTTGTGAGCCATTTAGGGGAGATAAATGAGCATCAGCAGAAAAGTATTAGAGTCCCTGTCTGAACTAGGCATAACTCTTTCAGCAAAACCAGATTTTGAAATACCACAGCTACCTAGAGATATTACAGAGTTAGACGACGAAGGTCTTATGGATCTCTTTGTTCAGTTTACTCAATGGAACGATCACCTATCAGGGGCTAGAGCTATAGCGGTAATAAATGAGCGCGAAGCTGAGAGGGCTGTAGATTCTATTGAAGCACAATGTATGGTTAATAACTGGCAAGGTGGAAAAGGCGACAGAGTCGCTGTAGTTAAAGCAACAATTACAGTTGACCCAGAGGTTGAGAAACTTAAACACGACTTAGATATAAAGTATGCTTTTAGAAAATTACTAGAGACGAGGGCAGAGAATGTTGAAAGAGATTCGCAAGTTGTATCAAGAGAACTTACACGACGCACTTCAGATGGAGGAGGCTTTAGATCTCGTGCTAGAAAATTCACAACATGAGACTGTTCTCGAAGAAGCTCAGCGCCTCATCACTGGTGACCGTAACGCTAGTTACGACCACCCTTTGGATAATTTTCAGCGCATTGCTGACATTTGGTCTGTTGTATTGGGGATCAAAGTCACCCCTGAACAAGTCGGACTCTGTATGGTCGGAGTAAAGCTAGCACGAGAGGCTTACCTACCTAAGCGAGATAACCTTGTAGATGGTGCCGGATACTTTGGCACAGTGCAGATGGTTATAGATGAACGCGAGCGCCGTGCCAAAACAGAATCCTAAAGTAATCGACGGTGGGTTGCCTTTAGACCATCCGTGCGATAAATACATTGGGATAGATCAGTCATATAGTGGATTTGCTATAACCGCTTACTCCAAAGATGGAGCTTATTACACTGAGGTGTTTCAAGGTCCTGGTCGTGGGGTAGAGCGGTTATCTGCTATCCAGGCATTTGTTGGAAATTTCTTGGGTGACCGAGTTACGAACGTAAAAGGTGTCGCTATGGAAGGGTACTCGTACGGGGCTCAGATGGCCCATATGGCTGGAGAACTAGGCGGCATGGTCAAGTTAGAACTAAAGTGTTGGTTCTACGACGTAGAGGACGCTAAATACCCTCTAATCATCCCACCAGCTGTGCTAAAGAAGTATGTTACTGGAAAAGGTACGGGGGTTCAAAAGAACCAAATTTTGCTTAATGTGTACAAAAAATGGGGCATAGAGTTCATGGATGACAATGCTGCAGACTCTTATGCTCTCGCTAGATTGGCTGCGGGAGAGGCTGACCTAGCGTATGAAAAGCAGATAATAAAGAATGTTTTAGACCCCAAATATAGAGAAAAGCCTTGATACTTGTTCCTGAGGGCGATCACTAATCGATACCAAAGGAACACTACTTGTGACAGATCAAAAAGACGAAGAAAAGTTCTTGCGTGTAAGCGCAGGATCTAATGCCCAATCCGTGGGGTCAGCTATAGCCCACGCCCTGTACGAGAATCCAAACGTAAAGCTACGTGCCGTTGGAGCTTCTGCAGTAAACCAAGCTGTAAAAGCAATTGCTATTGCCCGGGGTTACGTTGCCCCTAGAGGACTTGACCTAACCTGCCGCCCAGGATTTACTACCGTAGATTCAAGAGACGGTCAGATTAGCGCCATAGTTTTTACAATTAGCGTAAACTAGCTTCTGAGATCTCAACTCAACCTTAAAGGAAGTAGATATGGCCAAATCATCAAATCCTAGCCCAGAGGAATCTTTAGCCGGAATGGCAAAGACTGGCGCACCACGCAAGCCTATGAACAAGGATGGAATTAAGTTTACTTCTCCTTCTGCGTCACCAGAAGCTGGCACACTTATTAAGAAGAAGGGCGCACAGGCAGGAGACCCATACGCACAGCCTGTGGGTATTCGTAGCAACGTCCCAGCGTCTCATTCAAACCGTAACGGAGCTCAGTATCGTATTAGCTCTAACTACATGAAGCAGACCTCTCCTGAGGCCGGCATGACTCAAGCTAACGGTAGAATCTTCAAGTCTGCAACAATGCGTACGAACCCTAACTTCAGCGATGGAGCTAGCACTTCTTACTAATTCGTTGTATGCTAGTACTAGGTCTTAGAGGACTCCTCTAGGGCCTAGTACTGCAATTGGACTAAATTTGGAGGAAGATATGTCGTTGCAAGATTTATACACAGAAGTTAAGTCATTAAATGCATTAAAGCTATGCATTGTGGGGCAATGGGCTTCAACCCTTTCTGAAGAAGATAAAAAGGCACTAGACTTAGCTATTGAAGATGATGAGCTAAGCACTAAGGATTTATTTATGTTACTCCGTCGTGCCGGTGGAACATTCGGTAAGACTGCTGTTCGTGACCACCGACAAGGAGATTGTGTATGTCTTTAGCAGATGATTATGATTCAATAATTCAAGCTGGCAATCAAGGTTCAGATAAAGCCAATAAAAGTATTCCAGAGGCGTGGAGACCACGTTCTGAAATAGGTACAGAGGGCGGCTTTGTTATTTCTACTCCTAGACCAGATGGTAATACTCCTGGCGCAGAAGAGATATTAATAGAGGCAAAATTAGATCCAGCAGAGTGGGTAGTAGTTTCTCACCGTAGATCACGTTGGCAAACGTTTAACGGTGATTGGTTAGAATCATTTAGAGTTAATGTAGTTCCTTCAAAAGTAAACACCAAACCAGATTATGATTTAGAACAGTTGCTAACAAGCATTGGTAAGTGGTCACCAAGTAAAGTCGTATCTGCTTCAGGAGATTTAACAGCTGTATACAGCATAGGCGACACTCAATATGGAAAAGACGACACCCCATCAATTATAGATAGAGTATTAAAGTCTTTTAATTCTGCAGTAGATCATCACAAGTATTTAGCAAAAAAGTATTCCATTGGTCAAATTGCATTACCACAACTCGGTGACTGTATTGAAGGAATGACAAGTCAAAAAGGTAAAGTAATGGGTCGACACGATATTGGCGTATCAGAACAGGTACGCGTCGGTCGTAGAATGTTATTAGCTCAAGTCAAGGCGCTCGCACCTCTAGCACCAAAACTTATTATTCCTGTAGTTCCTGGAAACCACGATGAAGTACAGAGGTTTTTATTGGGTAGACCAGAAGACTCTTGGCAGATTGAAGTAGTTTCTCAAGTTGAAGATATTTGTAAAGAAAATGATTTCTTGCGAGATCGCGTAGAGTTTAGATACCCTGCAGCAGATGACATGACTATAGCCGTAGATTTAAGCGGAGTTATGTACGGCATGGCTCATGGCCATCAAGCTCGTGACATGATTAAGTGGTGGGGCGGACAAGCTATGGGACGTTGCGCTGTAGCGCAGGCTGACATCTTAAATGTTGGACACTACCACCATTACCACGCACAAAGCGTTGGGCCTAGGTTATTTGTACAAAACCCTGCAATGGATAACGGATCCGCCTGGTTTAGGGATAAATCTGGGCTAGAAAGCGCTCCGGGAATAGTGTCTATGGTTGTAGGAGACGGCGTAGATCCTAGAAGAGAATTAATAGTTCTTACTTAGTTTAGCCTGACGTTTTGGCCTGGTGTAATGCATTATAGGCCAGTACACCTGTCCCTTACTTTTAGGATAACTTAATGTCTAATATTGAGTTTGCTTTTACCGCAGTTATTGGAACCTTTACAATTCTTGGCATATTAGAGTTGAGGGTTGGTAGAATGGTAAAAAGACTTGTTAGTGATTACCTTTCAGAATTAAAACCAAACGGGGGCAGTTCAGTTAAGGACTCAGTTAATCGTTTAGAAAAAAGTCAAGAAGCTCAATCAAAAAGATTAGATGATCTCTTTACTATACTAGTAAAGAAAACAGATAAGGAATAAACATGAAGCTAGACCCAAAAATCACCGCAATCCTCGCATCATACGGTCGCTCATTTCTTGCAGCAGCTGTAGCTCTATGGAGCACCGGAAACACTGACCCAAAGGGACTCATCGCAGCTGGACTAGCAGCAGTTTTGCCAGTCGCAATTCGCGCCGTAAACCCAAAGGACCCAGCATTTGGTCTCATAAAGCTCGCTTTGCCTGAGGTTGAGAAGCAATTGGCCGCTGTTTTGGCAAGCTCAAATAAGAAGGCAGCTAAGAAAGCCAAAGCTAAATAAAAGACGTAAAATCTAGGTATGAGCACTCCTCCAGACAGGTCCAGCCATCCTAAACGAAAGATGCTGGATTCTGCCCAATTAAACGCGGTAGCAGACCAGGTTCGTGCTGCAGGTGGCAAAGGATCAACCCCCGCTATTGCGTCTGTCAGTGTGCATACTCGGCCTGCTTTGGGCAATGTGCATATGGCTTACGAAGGTGGGCATATAAGCTTAGAAGAAGCTCAGGATTTAAATCCAAAGTACGACCCAAGCAAAAAAAGACAAAATCAAATTAACGCTATTCAACAACGTAATAATGATAAAAACCCTATCGGTGAAAAAGCAAAACGTCGTGAATTTTACGTTAAAAAGAAGGGCAAAGCTTAATGCCTCAATCACATCAAAACTGGCAATACCTTGGTGCTAACGGCTATCAAGGCGCTTACACCACCACGGGTGGAAATGGTACCCCTGTGGTACCACGAAGCAACCTTGATTACCAACGCTTGGGTATGGGACGTGTCCCAGAAGCCGAGTATCCAGACGGATACTTAGGCACTATACGTTCACGTCGTGATGATAAGGGCAAGCCTTACGCTGTATCAGATACAGTCTTAGACTCTTTAAAGAACAGAACAAATCAACGCGCTTACCA